TAATGGATCTAGTGGAAAAAAAGGTCTTGCTACTCCAGGAACAAATCCTACCGGAAATGCTTCTTTGTATGAGCCAACTTTCACAGATTTAGAACCATCAACAGCAGCTCCTGCTGGATCTACCAGTGATGGATATGTTTGGAAATATTTGTTTACCGTTTCTCCTAGTGACATTATAAAGTTTGATTCAACAGAGTATATTGTTTTGCCAAATGATTGGTCAACTTCAACTGATAGTCAGATTGAAAGTGTAAGAGAATCATCCAATTCTGATACTAATAAAAATCAAATTAAAAAAGTTTATATTAAAAATCCCGGAAGTCCTTCATCAACTGCACAATATGAAACAGGTGAGTATGTAGTGGATATTCTTGGTGATGGAACCGGTGGTAGAGTTTTAGTTACTGTTGATGGTAAAGGAAGAATTTCTGATACAAAAGTAGTTGCTGGAGGTTCTGGATATACTTATGGAATTGTAGACCTATCTACGGTCAGAATTGGTACTGAAGAGAATTCGTCAATTTCGGCAGAGTTAATACCAATTATTCCACCATCAAAAGGTCATGGATATGATATTTATGAGGAGTTAGGAGCAGATAAAGTACTAATTTACACCAGATTTGATTCTTCAGATCCTGATTTTTCTACTGATACAAAATTTTCTCAAATTGGTATTATAAAAAATCCTAAAGAATTTAACTCTGAAAATAACTTCAATAAAAATAGTTTTTCTTCTTTGTTTTCAATAAAACTAGAAGAAGATGTTGATGGTAATGGTCCTTTAAATGATTCAAATACGATTGAGTATGTTGGAAATGTAATAAAACAAACTATTCCATCGGATAAGGGTGGAGGAACTGCGAGGGGGTATGTTGCTTCATATAATGCATCCACAAAAGTATTAAAGTATTTTCAAGATAGATCTCTTCATTTTGGAAATGGTGTAGATCATCTTGATAGTATAAACACTGTACAATATGGGAAAGTTTCAAACTTTTACACAAAGACAAATTCTGACGATAATTCTCCAAATAGTATTACCATTACCACCGGTTCTGTAGATAATAATATTACCATTGATACTACATTTGGATCTTCTGGAGGTGCTACTGCATATACAACATCTTCTGGAGGAATTATAGAATTAGGTTCTAACTTTATTTTTGGACTTTCTAATCCTGAGATAAATAAAAAGACGGGAGACATAATTTATATTGACAACCGTCAAGAGGTTGAAAGAGATTTAAGACAAAAAGAAGACATCAAAATCGTCCTGGAATTTTAAGAACAAATGGCACAAAGAACTAATTTAAATATCACACCATATTATGATGATTTTGATGATGAAAAAAACTTTCATAAAGTTTTATATAAACCAGGATTCCCAATTCAGGCGAGAGAATTAACAACGTCTCAATCAATTCTTCAAAATCAAATTGGAAAATTTGGAACAAATATATTCAAAGAAGGTTCTGTAGTTATTCCAGGTGGACATGGATATGTTGATAAATATCAATCAGTAAAAT